CCAAGATTCAGTGGTCCTATATTTCAAACCGCGTCTACAATGATTGGACATGCCATCACTGCTAAAACAGCCAAGTTGGATAAAAAACTACGCATGATTGATCTGCAATTAAAGAAAGCTAGACTAGATCAAGTTGAACGTCGAGAACAACAAAAAGCACAAACCGCAGATGCTATACCCGGTGTTGGCACTGTGCTAGACCGTAATGAAATACTCAAGTTGTTGGCACAAGAAAACAAAAATGCCAAAACGGATAAATAATCTTATACAAGGTTCCCCTTACCTATGAAATCACTTAAACAGTTTATAGTAGAAAGTCAAAAAACATACGAATTCAAAATCAAGATGGCCTGCGACAGCGATGATCTAGACATGGATCACATCGAGCAGGCTGTTGCCAGTTTTGATCCTGTGGAAATCAGCAAGCCCAAAAGTTTGCCTTATCAAAAGAGTGCAGATTTTCCCAATGCTGCGGCTACACAGATTCAGTTAATCACTGTGGTTACAAAATATCCCAGTACACCTGAACAGATTCGTTCGCTAATTGCCAATAAATGCAATATACACGAAAGCAATATCATTGTTAGAACAGCCGCACAAGATCTAGATTTTGAAAATCAACAAGTTACTGAACCCAGTGGTGAAGCTGTTCTTGGTACCGATTATGAAGCAAGTGATCATCAAGATGTTGTTGGTCAAAAGGCTGTTGATGCTGCTATGAAGGACCACAAGAGTAGAGAGTACGAATTTGCAGGCGACAAGACCGCTCGAGCAAAAACACTGAACGATGAGCCCGTAGGTAAAATGAGTGCTGTGGGCAGCCATCAAAACAAGATTCCCAATCCATACGCACCACGCAAAGGAAAATAATAAAATGGACTTTAAAAAAATTCTCGAGCAACTTGATGCTGTTGGCACAGCAGTAAAGAAACAAAACCTAAACGAAGCAGCTTTTGCCAAGTCTGGTGTTAAAGCTGACGCTAAGAAGAACAAGGCTGATGCTACAACTCGCAAGCAGTACTTTGTCAAACTCGCCAATGCCAAAGGTGGTAACAAGGGTGTTACTGTAATGGCTGACGAAGGTGAAAGCGAAAGCGAAGTCCGTTCACGTGTTGCTCGGGACCACAAGAGTCAAGGTTGGACAGTCAGCAGCATCCGTGAGAAAGGCGATGCTGCTGAAAAAGCAGAGAAAAAGCCTGCAGTTACAGCTAGTGGTAAGAAGCGCGGTCGTCCACCTGGCAGTACAAAGAAGGTCACAGAAGGCCGTCAAACTGTTAGCCAATATATTGCTGAAGCCAAGTTGATGGAAAAGTCCATGACCCCTGCTCAAAAGGGCAAGCGTGAGCACATTGTTACGGGCATGAAAAAGTCCAAAGACAGCTTTGAAAAGCGTTATCCCGGACGCGGCGAAGCGGTCATGTACGCTACCGCTACCAAACGTGCTATGAAAGAATCACAGGCTGTGACAGAAAGTGCAAGTAAATATAGTCCTGAAATGCAGGCCCGCATTAAAAATGCTACACCACAACAGTTGAGTCAAATGGCAACAAATTTTGCTGGGTCTGACTATGATCGCTATGACCATGAACTAGCTTTACTACAGAAAGCGCAGAAAGAACTGCAAGGTGTGATGGAAGGTGCACCCACATATGACCGCAAACATAGCTATTTTAATCAACCAGATGGCACTCAGGTTAAAACTCGCGAAGCAGCAAGAGAACTATTTGATGTTCCGGGCACCAAATACTTTGAGATTGATGTATTCTTTCCTGCTGAACCTGATCGCATTCGTAAAAACAGCGCGGCTGGCAGATTTAGAAGTGCAATTATGCCAACCGTCGGCTGGGGTGGAGGGGAAATACGTAAACCAAATAGCTACCGGGTAGGAAGAGCTTCTGATATGTCAGATGAGCAATACAGAGTTTATTCTCCATCATTTAGTTCCCCTGGTGTTGCCCTAGCATCGTTTACTAAAGTAATGGATTTGATCGACCGATTTGGTGGGACACTGACCGGTGATTATATAGTAGTTTATACAGACGCTAAAACTGGTCGTAATAGGGAAGATTGGGTAGACACCAATTTGGAAAATCTTCCAAAGTCTTCGCAAGGTGTAGCGGAAGGTGCCGAACAAATTGTAACAGTGTATGGAAACCATCATGGTTATTATGCCTGGACACCAAACTCTGGCGTTCTTGCATTTACTTCGGGATCCAACGGCCCTATAAAAATGCAAGCATATTGGGATGACCTTAAAGGTGATAGTCCAGGAATACAACGATATGTTTCAAACTATATGAAGCAAGTGCAATTTAGTGAGTTGCCCAATAAAGCAAAACAAATTATTAGCAAACATCTACTAAGGCAAGGTGTGGCGGAAAGTTACCAACTATCTAAGCCAGGGACGTCAGCTGAAGAAGCAGTAAAGACCCTAGAGTGGGATTTGGAAGAGGAAAAAGAGTTTCTCAGTAGAAAACAACAAAGAGAGGTACTCAAAATAATCAGCATGTTAAAAGCTGGAGATGTTGATGGCGCTCGAGACTATAAAGTAAACGTATGTAGTCAAGACATGTCTGAGTGGATTGACGAAGCTCTTGATCAACGCTGGAACCCATTTGCTGATGATGATTACAGTCTATATGCAGATAGACTTGGAGAGGGTGCTGATAAAGAAAGTCAAATGTGGGGCGGTTTTATTGGCAAATTTTTTGACGCAATATATGGTTATGGCGACGACGGACTTGAGCACTTGGATGGCGCCGCTCCGTTGTGGGCCAAATTGTGGGCAAAGCACAACGGCGATATTGATGCTATTATTGCCAATGAACCTGCTGTGGTATTAAACAAGGCTGCAAAGGAACTCAAATCAGTGCTAGACGACCTTCAGTCTGGACTAATGGAAGGCTCTGATAAGCAAAGTCAACAGTTAGGCGGCTTTATTAATAAGTTTTTTGGTGAAATAGCCGAATATGGCAACGACGGATTTGAGCACTTGGATGGCGCTGCTCCGTTGTGGGCCACATTGTGGACAAAACACAACTATGACATTGATGCTATTATTGCCAATGAACCTGCTGTGGTATTAAAAAAGGTCGCACAAGAACTTGAAGAAGTAGTGGATGACCTTCAGTCTGGGCTAATGGAAGGCTCTGATAAGCAAAGTCAAAGACTAGGTGCACTTATTGGCAAGTTTTTTGGCAAAATTTATGAGTATGGCGATGAAGGACTTGAGTACTTGGATGGTGCTGCTCCGTTTTGGGCCAAATTATGGAACAAGCACAACGGTGATATCGATGCCATTATTGCCAATGAACCTGCTGTGATATTAAACAAGGCTGCAAAGGAACTTGAAGAAGTAGTGGATGACCTGCAGTCTGGCCTAATGGAAGGTGCCAAATGTAACCATACTAAGGAAGGTAAAAAGTGTCCAGTACATGGTCTAGAAGAGTGCGGCACATATATGGAAGAAAGTAAAGTCGAAGAAGATCTAGCGCAGATGAAAAAGATTGCTGGCGTTGGCGCACTTGCCGCTGCTGGACTAGGCGCACACATCAGTGGTGAAAATGCTGAGATCCGTGCTAAAGAAGTTGAAAAACTAGAGCGGCAAGCGTCCAGTGAGCCCAACTCAGTCAAGCGTGGACAGCTAGAAAAGATGATCAACGACATCAAAGCTGGCAAGCCACTAAGTAAAGGCGACATGATCAGTGAAGTTAACCCACACCGCTACGATAGTGATGTTGACTACTATGATGCTGAAAAAGCGGAACAAGCAAGGCATGATGCCAAGTACAGTGATGAAGCTGAAGCACATCATGCTGAACAAGCAGCGCAAAGAGAATACGATCACCAAGCAGCCTGGGATGACATGCGCGAGGATGCGTCGGACGAAGCCGAGTACAGCGACGAAGTTGGTATGGTTGAAAATAACTTAGAAACCATTGAACGTGCTGCTAAGGAATTAGACAGCATCCTACAAGATGGTGAAGACTTGCCTGAGTGGGTTGAGGAAAAAGTTTCCAATGCCAAAGCCATGCTGGTCTCGGCCAAAGAGTATATGGCCAGTCAACATGCCAATGGTGATGTTCATCATGTAGATGATGACGAATTAGCAGAGGGCCTTGGATCAATGATCAAACGTGGTGTTAAAAAGATACAAGGAACTAACCGAGTTGAAAAAGCCTACACTGATCATATGAATAAAGCAGCAGCAGGCGGCGGCGACAAAGAAATTAGGCGTGCAGTAAAATCACTTTACGTTGGCGGTGCCGACACTGCAGAAAAAGCCTACGATCAATATCATACTAAAAAATACGGCCATGCTCCTAGTAGAAAACAATGGACTGGTGATGAGGAAATGGACGAAGGCGCTGGAGTCATGCACTTCAAAGCACAACAGGCCAAAGCCGATGGCAAAGACAGTTTTAAATTGGGTGACAAAGAATATCCAGTTAAGGAAAGCCGCAGCGCAGTTGACGAGCTAGCTGAGTGCTATGACATGGCATATCAGCAAGCACAATCCGAGCCTGAACAACGTAGCCATATGAGCGTTAGTGCTAATACCAGCAGCGAAGGTAACCGCACCTTAACAGTAACAGCTGAAGGTGACATGGCTGACGAACTAGCACAGTTGCTGTCACTAAGTGGACTAGCTGGTGGACATCATCAAGCAGAAATGGACGAAAGTGCTCAAGAGGAATTCCGTGCTAACACCAAGCCTGAGCCCGCTACATTTTCTCTACACAGATTGTTGGACACAGGTGATGATCTAAATGCACCTAAAGATCAACATCCTGCGGCTGCTGCTCGTGGGGACAATCCACTAACACGTTAATATGTTACTACAAGAAGTTTTTGGCAATTTAATTACAGAGGACGAGGAAACCTATTAAGGTAACTCGTTCTTTACTGCTTATGGTGTTATTGAGGAATCACTGGAAGAAGCTGAGTATCATGGGCGCAAAGTTCCACTAGGCAAACCCATGAGGGGGGATGTTAGAAAATTTAAGGTCTACGTTAAGGATCCCAAAACCGGCAATGTCAAAAAAGTCAATTTTGGCGATCCCGATATGAAGATCAAAAAATATATCCCAGCACGTCGCAAAAGTTTTAGAGCACGACATCACTGCGATACCAATCCCGGACCAAGAACTGGCGCTCGATATTGGAGCTGTCGTAAGTGGTGATGGACGAGCTCCAAGAACTACGCACACTAGCTGGTATTGGTAATCGGCCAAATTGGGCCGCTGTAACTGGCAGCAATATCAGTATTACCGGCAATGAAAAAGCTCAATTAATGAAAAAACATGACATCAAGCCTGGAACGCCGGCTTGGTTCAAACTTTGGTTCTCAAAAAAGTTTTTGACGGGCGAACAGCCCATCTAATCCGGCGCAAATTCCCCAATCTGCAAGTAAGCTGCCCAACTGGAGTGCTTCATATCGCGCCTGTTACGATTAAACTCCCTCCAACGACTCACTAAGTTGTAGTAGTCGGGTTGGTATGGAGTACGTAAGGGTTTGATTTTTTTCCTACCTTTCTTACTGTTACAGTCTCGGCAACTAGTCACAGCATTAGCCCAATTTAGTCTACCACCCTCGCATCGTGGTATTACATGGTCAATTGTAAGTTCATGTGAGGGAAATGTATCACCACAGTATTGGCATTGATAGAGATCACGCAGGTACATGTTTTGCCTACAAAACTTCACATGTTTTTTAATGTTGAAATATTCAGCAGTAATACACACTGCAGGCACAGGCATTGCTAGGCGTTCACTGCGAACAATCCAATCCGGATAAGTTTCTAGGATAGTTACTTTTTCTAGGAACACTAACTTAATGGCATGTTGCCAAGATATTAATGATAAGGGTAATATGGATACGGGTTCAAAGCTGGTAGATAATAACAAGGTGTCCGACACAGATCACCTAAATATATAATATAGTAACATATTATTCACCAGCATATAGAAATATTTATCCAATGGCCTCAAATACCCCAGATTATTCCCTAGTTAGAAAGCCACACACGCCTATGGCCATGTCGCCCGAGCAGCTTAGGGATTTTGCTGCCTGTGCGGATCCTGTAACAGGGCCCATGACCTTTCTCACTAATCATTTTTATATTCAGCATCCTGTCAAAGGGCGTATGCTGTTTGAGCCATTTGAATTTCAGATTGATTTGATTGACACTTATCACAACTATCAACACAGTATCTGTTTAGTATCGCGGCAGATGGGTAAAACCACTGTGGCAGCGGGCTATTTGCTTTGGTATGCACAGTTTGTACCCGACAGTACTATATTAGTAGCCAGCAACATTTACACTGGTGCTGCTGAGATTATGACTCGCATACGTTTTGGATATGAAAATGCTCCAGACCATATACGAGCAGGTGTGACCAGCTACAACAAAGGCAGTTTGGAATTTGATAATGGTTCAAGAATCATCAGTCAAACTACTACAGAAAATACTGGTCGTGGTCGTAGTATTAGTCTGCTGTACTTGGATGAGTTGGCATTTGTTAGGCCTACTATTGCCCGTGAATTTTGGACGTCCATATCGCCTACACTCAGTACTGGCGGTAAGTCAATTATTACCAGTACTCCCAATAGTGACGAAGATCAGTTCTGGGAAATTTGGACTGAAGCCAACAACACATTTGACGAGTTTGGAAACAGACAAGAGCTAGGCATTAATGGATATCGAGCTTATCGAGCAGTATGGAGTCAGCATCCAGATCGTGATGCAGCCTGGGGTGAACGTGAACGCAACAAGATTGGCCCAGAACGTTTTGGACGAGAGCACGAATGTACTCCTATCATATTTGAAGAAACCTTAATCAATCCCCTAGTACTACGGGACATGGAGGGCACAGAGCCTATAGAACGCCAAGGGCAAATACGTTGGTATAAACAGCCCAGCCCACAATACAGCTATGTGGTGGCACTGGATCCCAGTTTGGGCACCGGTGGAGATGCTGCTGCTATACAAGTATTAGAATTGCCCACACTGCATCAAGTGGCCGAATGGCGGCACAATACCACTATTATACAAAAGCAGATCTCACTCATGGTGGAAATACTAGAATATCTCAGCACTGTGGTAGATGATCATACTACTGATCTCTACTACAGTATAGAAAACAACACTATAGGTGAAGCTGGTCTAGTAGTTATACAAAACATAGGCGAGGAAAACATCAAAGGCATGTTCTTAACTGAAAGCAGCGCCACTGCTTCACGCCGATACCGTCGAGGATTCTCTACCACTGCCAAAACCAAAACCGCTGCGTGTGCCAAACTAAAAAGCCTGATTGAACAGCGTAAATTACGTATCCACAGCAAACCATTAATTTCAGAACTGAAAAACTTTATAGCACACGGCACCAGCTATGCAGCCAAAGTTGGGCAACACGACGACTTGGTTATGTCACTTATACTAGCTATACGTATGATACAACGTGTTCAAAAGTATGACGTTGATGTTGACGATGCAGTACGTGACACGATAGACGGTTCTAGGGAACCCATGCCATTCATTATGGTAACATAAATACATATTATGAGAGACTTAGACAAAATCGCAACCACACTGTTTGACAAAATACGCACTCGCTTTCCATCAGTTAGTATAGGAGACCAAGAAGCTAATTCCACTACTGATCCAAGCGAAGGTAGATTTTTCAACTTTGATTTTGTTATCAATAGACAAAACTTTGGTAACATCACAGTCAGCTTGTCTGATACCGCACTAAAAGTCTATTTTAGTCGCACTATTACAAAACAATTGGATCACAGCAATCGACATGTTTGGTATGACTTTTTGCGTAACCTGCGCTATTTTGCCAAGAGCAACCGACTAAAGTTTGATGCTAGAGATATTAGCCGAAATCATTTGACTATTAATGATCTAAAAAGCACAGTGCGTGACACTGACATCACTTTAGAATCTCGTCAAGCACGCTCGCTAAGTCGTATTCGTGTAAACCGTGTTACCAAAGAAGGGCGTGATTTTAATCGTATTCGTTCAATCTACGTGGAAAACAGTCAAGGCGAGCGTTTTCGTTTACCTATCAACAGCGAAAGCTATGCTCGTGCCCTAGTTCCACATTTAGAATCTGGCGGCAACATTTACGACGCTTACGGCTCACATGTTCATAAATTGGTGCAAGAAAAACGCGACCTTGAGCGCTTTGCTAGATACGGTCGCCGTGCTGAATACCTCGGTGAAAGTGGTCAAAATCTAGTTGTTGAAGCTGGTCAACGCAGTCGTGATATTGGGCAACTACTAAAAAATCTCAATCGCACAAGCTATTATGAGAGTTACTATGCTGAACACTTCAGTGCCTACGACGAGCCTCTGGATGAAAATTTAGTACGTCTACGTGAATTATTTGTGCGTCCCACGGTAGATCCCAGAGTAGAAGCAGCACTGCCCCATTTAGGGCGATTGGGCATGGTTGAGCAGTTTGAGCAATGGGTTGATTCTGTGGTTGAAGGTCAAGTGGATGATCAGCCTGACGATGACCAAGAACTGCAACTATTGCACGACCTGTTTGCAAGCGAATTGCCTTTTGGTGAGGACGGTATAAATGCTATTGCTGCATTACAAGGGCTAATTGGTAGTCAAGAACTAGAGGATCAATTGCAAGCTGATTCTGATGATCCTGATGCCGATGCTAGGCCTGTAATTTATCGTTGGGTAGAAGCCAATTTACCCGAACTAGTGTCAGACATAGAGTACCAACCCCAAGCAGTTTAAATTTGGGCAAGTTTGGTACTCACACCCCTTGCTTTCTACTAAAAGTGCTGTTATAATTGTTTCAAGCTAAATAGCTTTACATACACTACGGTTGACTCGGCATGGTGCCCGGTTCGTAGCCTATGTACTTTACTTTTATAAAATTCAATAAGGACTCTAATTATGGCACTTTCTTTAGCAGACATTCGCGCACGACTACAAGCACAACAAACACGCAGCGAAAGCGGCGGCAAAATGGACTCGGCAATTTATCCACATTGGAACATTCCGATGGGAACCACAGCAAAATTGCGCTTTCTCCCCGACGCAGACACTAACAATCCTTACTTTTGGATTGAGCGTGAAATTATCAAACTACCATTTACCAGCATTCGAGGGCAGCAAGTTCAGCGTCCCTTTGAAGTACACATTCCCTGCATGGAAATGTGGAAAGCTACTTGTCCAGTACTGACTGAGGTTCGCCCTTGGTACAAGGACGAATCGCTGAAAGAAACAGCTAACAAGTATTGGAAAAAACGCAGTTATCTGTTTCAAGGTTTCGTGCGTGAGAATCCACTACCCGATGATTCCAATCCTGAAAACCCCATTAGGCGTTTTATTATTTCTAGTCAGATCTACAACATCATTAAAAGCAGTTTGCTAGATCCCGAGCTGGAAGAGCTGCCCACGCACTACGAGCGTGGCCTAGACTTTACAGTGGTCAAAACCACCAAGAGTGGCACTGACTATGCTGACTACAACACCAGCAAGTGGAGTCGTAAAGAGACCTCACTAACCAGTGCAGAACTAGCAGCACTTGAGCAGTATGGCCTGTTTAACATGGCTGACTTTTTGCCCAAGCGTCCTGGTCCAGCAGAACTCAAGACCATTGAGGAAATGTTCCATGCCAGCGTTAACGGTGACGAGTATGATCCAGATCGTTGGGCTGGGCACTTCAAGCCCACAGGTGTCCAGCTGGACGAGTCAGCTGGGTCAGCTAGGCCTTACACGCCTGCCGCTGCTCCCTCTGCCCCTGCTCCTGTGGTTTCAGCCGCTGTAGATCATCATGTTGATGATGAAGAGTCAGCAGAACCTACAGCACCTGTGCAAGCAGCAGTCAAAGCCAATCCTCAGCGAGCTGATGATATTTTGGCTATGATCCGTAACCGTCAAAAGCAGTAAACAGCACTCTTGGGCGTACATCAAGTACGCCCAAGTTAACCTATGGAGTAATATCATGACTAAAAAAACAATAACAAAAATCAGCGACAAAGTCGTTAAAGTATCAGAATCGTTTACCGTCAACATGTACGACAATGGCTACATGTTTGAAGTATCGGGGCGAGACAGTGATGGTGATTACAAGGGTGTAAAAATCCTTGCACCCACAGTGGAGCAACTGGTGCTGTTGATCAAAGAAGCCATTGAAATGGAGCGGGACGAATAACATGGCAAAACCTTTTGATTTATCCCGATTTAGAAAAAGCATTACTAAGAGTATTGAAGGTTTAAGTATTGGATTTAACGACCCTACAGACTGGGTTTCTACTGGAAATTATGCCTTAAACTACCTAATTTCAGGCAGTTTTCACCGTGGTGTGCCCATGGGTAAAGTAACGGTGTTTGCTGGTGAAAGTGGTGCCGGAAAGAGCTTTATTTGTAGTGGTAATCTAGTTCGTCATGCTCAACAACAGGGCATCTATGTAATCTTAATCGACACAGAAAATGCACTAGATGAAGCCTGGTTGCAAGCACTTGAAGTGGACACCAGTGCCGACAAACTACTGAAACTCAACATGGCCATGATTGATGATGTGGCCAAAATGATTTCAGAGTTTGTCAAAGAATACAAAACACTGCCAGCAGACGAGCGTCCCAAAGTGTTGTTTGTACTGGACAGCTTGGGCATGTTGCTGACACCCACTGACGTTAACCAATTTGAAGCAGGTGACCTCAAAGGCGACTTGGGGCGTAAACCCAAAGCACTGACAGCACTGGTTCGCAACTGTGTTAACATGTTTGGCGATTTGAACTTGGGACTGGTTTGCACCAACCATACTTATGCTAGCCAAGACATGTTTGATCCTGATGACAAAATTTCAGGTGGGCAGGGCTTTATCTATGCATCTAGTATTGTTGTTGCTATGCGTAAACTCAAGCTGAAGGAGGACGAGGACGGCAATAAGATCTCAGAAGTCAAGGGCATTAGGTCAGCTTGCAAGATCATGAAGACACGCTATGCCAAGCCGTTTGAAAGTGTGCAGATCAAAATTCCCTACGAGCAGGGCATGAGCCCAACTTCTGGACTGGTAGATTTGTTTGAAGGCAAGGGTTTACTGGCAAAAGACGGCAATAGTCTTAAATATGCTATGTCAGACGGCACGGTGATCAAACAGTTTCGTAAAGCCTGGGAACGCAATGAGAATGAAAGCCTTACTCGTGTAATGGCCGACTTTGAAGCCAACCCACACCGTGTTGAAGCTGCGCCTACTATTAGTGAGGAAACAGAAAATGATTGATGCTGCAATGCTAGTTGAAACTTATTTGTCAATGAAAGAGTATGTGCCCAGCAAGGATCGGCAAGCCGCCGCTGACCAACTACTGAGTTATTTGGTCGACGCTGGCTTGAATGATGAAGAACTGGAAGAAATTGGCAGTACTGACAATTTCCTAAAACGTGCCTTTGACGAAACTGTACTGGGCAATGATCTCAACGGTGATGACGAAGACGATTGATTTATGACATGGTACAGAGCAGTAACACAAGATCTCAGCCAATTACCTAACTTTATTGACTACTATGAACAGGAACTAGAAACCGCTCGATTAGAGTGTGGTACACGAGGGAATTTGGAAAAGAATCTTGCTGCTCTTCCCGGGCTAACTGAACACAGATTTGGCCAGCTTCAAGAGATTGAAGCAGTGCTGAACTATTTGAATATTCAGTTGCGAAAGATTCGACGCACACATTTCCAAAAATACTTAGAAGCTTATAATCGAGCACTGACCAGTCGTGATGCTGAAAAGTATGCTGACGGTGAACAAGAAGTAATTGATTTTGAATGTTTGATCAATGAAGTAGCACTGGTGCGTAATCGCTATTTGTCTGTGATCAAAGCCTTTGAATCCAAAAACTTCATGTTGGGACACATTACCAGATTGAGAACAGCAGGTATGGAAGATATTAGCCTTAATTAAGTAAATACTAGATGAGAGATTTATTAGACCGATTAGATCAACTAGACGAAGCCAGCATTGCCAATTACCCAATGGGTTCACTGTACGCAGTTAGCGACAGTAGCAAAGGGCAAGGGCTAAATTCCATCCTACA